GCGTCGGCATTTTCTCCGAACGTGGCCCTCATCTGGAAGTTTCGCTGTGCGTATTCTTCCCCCAGGTCAATCAGTTTTTTAATCGCATATCCTACCGTGGCTGCGACAGCGGTTACAGCCAGCCATGAGGATTTTAGACTATCCCACGCAGCGCTCATTTTGCCTGTAGATGTAGTGGTAGTATCCTCTATCTTTTTGATAGACGTGCCTGTCTGCTTTTCAAATTCCTTAATATGCACAGAGCCGTCATCCTTGACGGTCAGTCTGATTTCTATGGTATTGGCGTTTGACATATCATTTCCTCAACCAGCCCCAGGTCGCTCCACTCCTCCGGGGTCAGGTCATTGGCAGCAAAAGGATATCCGGCTAGTTTTAATCGCCGGACACGGAACATCTTTATAGTGTATTCATCGAGATCGGACTGTTTTTTCTTCTCACATTGAGAGCATGTCCATGAAAGCAGCTGAGCGCCGACCTCCTCCCGACATTTTCTCTCCTGGATGGCATCACAGAGACCGCGGCGGAGCGCCTCCAGGTCTAAGACAAAGGGGAGACATCATCCTCTTTTGCCTCATGAATCTCCCCTGTATCACCTTCTCCCCAATCATCCTCCTCGTCAGGAAGGACTTCCATCGCTCCGGCCCCCTGTGATATGTCGCGCAATAGTGACGATTCGAAGACATGGATGGACAGCATTTCAATCACGTCAGGGGCATATTGTTTTACCACGGCTTTCCAGTCAGGATCATAATTATCGTCCCCTAATTTAGAGGATATCAGACCTTTGCCCAGAACGGAAAATGCGCCGGTCTTAAACCCGATGAGAACTGCTGCCCCGGCTTTCATTCGTAATTCTCCCAGCGTGGAAACGATTTTATTTCCTCTTCTGGTAACGTAGCCGTTGGTATATTTTATCTTCTCCTGCGATGTCGGCATACGATAGTAGAGAGTAATCTTATCGCCTGATATCTGGTCGTTGAATGTCACTTCGCACGGTTTATCACTTAATTCTCTTGGCATGTTAATATCTCCTCTGTGTTAAATTCTAAAGGTTAAATGTTAAACGGCAAAAGTAAAAAGATTTTTTACCTTTCACTTTTAACTTTTTACTATCCCACTTTTATGCGGCGTATGTCGTCTGAAGATTCTTCACTTTCACGATCACGCTGCCATAAGTGTCATCCTCCAACACCTGGATATCCCCGGCCTCGGCAAGTCGTTTTCCGTCTACGGATAGGGGCGCATTTAACACCGCAACCTTAGGGAATATGATCTCCGCCTGGTATTTGTGCGGCGTGTCATAGACTGCTCCCTCTGCCAGGATATAGAGTCCAAGGGTATCGTTATCCTCCATATGCTGCTGCATAATGAACTCGCGGAATTCACGGTCCAGCTTTATTTTTTGTGCTCTGCCTCCGCGGATAGCACGGGATGCATATGCCCCTCCGGCGCCGGGCACGAACTGAATTTCCATGTTGTTATTTAATGTCCACTCGATAGATTTCAGTTCTGCCTGCAATTCCCTGCCGCCTTCAAAAGCCGAGCCCGACCATGTTCCTCCGACTATTAATGTCATCTCGGAGACACGCAGCGGCGTCTCGTTAACACGAGAAGGAAAGGTCATCCAGCCCGATTCTGTGGGGATATAAAGTATTTTGAAGTCTTTCAGGGTATGTGTCCCGCCTGGAGCGGCGATGGTTATCACAGCTGGGGCAGCTCCGGATACGGCGGAATGTGCGACTTCCGTCCAGACACCTGATGTCAGTTCCACCCTGATGCGCTGGACGTTCTGCAGCCTCTCCGCAGCCGTCGCCCCCTCCACTCCATTTGCAGCCAGAGTCAGCGTTGTCCCGTCGATATAGGAGTTGACCGTTTCTTCGGTGATATTGTCCGTCCGTTTCCCCGTCGCTTTGCAGGCAGCTACGATTTTGCACCATGCGTCGCGGGCGAAGGTCGCTGTAATCGAGTCGATAAATGCAGATGCAAACCGACGCTTTAATACCGTTTTGCCATAGCGCTCGGCAAAGGTAAAACTGGGAATCGACCGGTCGGCATCGAGATCACCGTCAATAGGCGTGATGGTATGCTGGCGTCCTGTCCCTGCAGCGGCGCTGGAAATTACCCCCATGGCATAAGCGCAGAGAAATGCAAAATGCTGAGGCTGTGCCTTGTCAAAATTGAGGGACAGATTAGCCAGAGCGCCCAGATCGTACAGGGTGTCAGGCTCTTCTTTTCCCGTCGCTTCATCTTCGTTGCTTTCCCTGCGATATTCCAGGTTGGCCACATCGCCCAGGGCAGCAAGTAATGTCAAGTCTAATGTCTGCTCCGTGTTGATTGCCGCCTCCTGAGCATAGGCAGACACAGCAATAAGATTGTGGGTTGCCATATAGCTTCTGGTCATGGGGTCACCTCACTGTTTTCCGGGGCATCGATAACAGCCCCTTTCTTGCCGGAGAGCTTTGACGGTCTTTCAGTGTCCGCCTCCGGCGTGGTTTCTTTAACTTCCTTGAACTTTTTTGCCTCCTGCGGTGGGATTTCCACATATAGTTTTCCACGTGCAAATGTCCGTCCTGCAAAAGGCCCTTCAACGATGGTAAATGATTCTTGATCTTCCTTTAACCGGTACATAGATAGTTCCTCCTTGTTATGCCGTTTCGACGAGCACGTTGCTCAGACGATATACCAGACCGTATACCATGATGCCGCCTTCTGCCATGATCAGGTCTTCCGTTACCGGACGTAGAAAGTCATAATCATCCACCCAATGTCCTGTCAATTTGCCCCGAACTGCCTCGATGAGGGCGTAACTGGATACCGATCCTGCTGCCCGGCTTTTCTGATTTTTTGTTGTCAATACGATCATAAAGTCTAAAGCAGCCGTTGTATTCTCTCCTGCCTGCTCAAATGGCTCGAAAACAGCGCCCTTATAAATTACATGGAGAGACGGCAATCTCTGCGGCGTCTTGAGCAATGCATCTATATCGCCCTGCCAGGCGTCGACGGTGGCTACCCCCTCAATATCCTCCAATTCTGCGATGATGTCTTCCTGAATGGTCTCAAGCATTTAAAACCCCGTCATTTTGTCGCGGGTGAATCGTCTGGAATTAGAATCGATGCTAGCGGAATTGCTGGTATCGGCAGGGGCAGGCGTTGACGCTCCGAGGCTGATTGACCCCGCTGCCACCTTTTCCAGGAAACGGATTGCCTCTTTATTCCTCTCCTTGCGCACCTCCGGCATTTCAAGGTCGCTCCGGGAGTAGAGGTTATACAGAGCAATATCCGCGCTGATCTGGGTAATCTTCAGAGGCACAGGAGAAAGCGGAATAGTATAAACACCCTGGCAGTACGCGTCTATCGTCGCATCGGCGTCGGCGATAGCGGCCGTGACCTTGTCGTCGTCCACTTCCCCTTCGCCGGCATCGTCCGTCAGCGTAATTAAAGTCGCCTCATCGATCCGGTCGAGTATGTTTGCCTGTGTGCAGTACGCCATCTCTACTTATCCTTTTTGCTCTTGGTCTTTTCTTTGCCTGTCTTATCATCTGTAATAACAGTCTCAGCAGCGGGCTCAATAGCGGGCTCAACAATGGGGTCAACGGCTGTAGGGGTTCGATTAATCAAACCCCTGCTATCCGCTGAAACATCAGGTATCTCATCAACTATCAGCATGGGATCTGCCTTGAGCACTGCCAGTTCCTTCTTACTGAATTTGTCGTTCGGGTATTCCTGGGGCTTCGCCGGATGGGCAATGCCGCACCGCCTGAAGCCGTCTTTCTTGCTCGTTATTCTGATCATCGTCTTATCCTTTCTCAACAGGGCAACCACAAGGGTTGCCCCTACGTTGATTTTTTGTTTACGCCAGCCAGGGCACGACCACCAGCTTTGTTGAGTTGTACCAGATGTTGCTCTCTCCTCCGGATGCGTTCTGCTTCTCCACGATTTCTTTTCCGGCGCTCTCGTTTGTCCCTCCGACGATAAGGTGTGTGGGCTTTATGCCGAGAGGGGTGTTGCCATCGCCGTCGTCTCTTTTTAACGCCATCATGGCAGACCTGCCTGTTATATAATTGGCTTCGCTCAGCGTGTCCTTGCTTCCATAAACGAGCTGCCACAGTCCATAACCTACGTTTTTCCGGTCGTCCACACCATAGAGGAACTTTTTGCGCATGAAATTCTCATGGTCGCCAGGTTGATCTAACGCCACAAACTGCGGGCTCTTGCGCGTCTGAAGGATAATAGGCTTGATCGGCCGGGATAGATCCATCAGGAACCAGGGATTGCCGGAGCCTCCCCCGTCATTGCTGACGGACGCTCCGTTGACAGGATGGTCTTCGTCGATGAAGTACTGTCCGTCGTAGCAGAGAGTTGTGAACCCCGCAGCAAGAAGCGCCCACACGAGAATGTCCGGATGCTCCTTGGCTGCCTGTGCCAGACCCTGGATCATGGGTGTATAGACCCCGATCTGGTCGTCGTCTATGTCGTCCCGATCCACCCCGATGGTGGACTCGAACGATTTGTTTGTGATTGTGTAGCTGAATGCCGAGAGGTCTTTGACTACTCTGTCGCCGAGCCATTCCTTCATCTGCGGAAACTCGCCGAGCCATTTGTAGTCTACACTCCTGCCGGTAGACGGTACGGTCATGGCGATGAGAGTGTACATCGCCGCCACGGAATCGAACGCATTTTTGAATATCGTGCTGAAGGTCTTGTATATGCCTTGCATATGTGCCTGATTGATGATCATTTTTGTGTCCTCCTTTTGTTCTTTGTGACAGCGGGCTCTGCCTGTGCGTTGCACGCAGACAGGTCCCGCCCGCTGTTGTTATGATGTTAAGAGTTTTTTCTGGTATTCGATCCATGCTGCCAGCATAATCACATCGTCTGTCCCGAGCGTGCCGTCCTTGGGCTGTATTGTCAGCTCTATCACAGCCGGATAGGCAGCCAGGTTTGCCAGCGACAATGTGAGGGTTACGTGCTGCACCGTCTTTGCGGTAGCGTCACCTGTCATAGCGTCCGTATCCCCGCCGAAATCGGCGTCTGCATCGTACAGGGCACCTACCACGTTGTTATATGCCGAAATGGTAAACTTCGTGGCGTCGCCTATCGTTGCCCCTGTTTTTGCCGCCAATATGTGCAATACCGCATTGGCAGCCACGTCCATATCGGGGGGGACCATCGCCTTCGTTCCTACCGGAGTAGGCGTTGCATGGTTGTTCCACCGTATGCCCAGCCCTTTGGCAGTCACGCAGAAACCTGGCAGTGGGTCATCTGCGTTAACAAATGCCGCCAGGGCAACACCTGCCTCGGTAATAACCGGCATCGGGATAGGGATTATACCCTTTGCGGTGAGCAGACTCTGGTATATCTCCTGAATCGCAGCCTCCATCTGGGTCTGGGCTGTAAAGAGACCGGCGTCGGCAATAGATATCGCCGATGCAGCGTGTGCTGCGGTCGGATCGGCGATGTGAGAAGCCACGTCCGCCTGTTTGATCGCAGGTTCTATATCTACCCAGGCATGCGTTGTGTCCATATAAGCTGCGATGATCCCGCAGAAGATGTCGTAAGTTACGTTACCGGCAACATCTACAAGGTTGTCGTCTGCCAGGAATACGTTATCCCCGACGTTTGCCTGAGAGATGGCGGTTGCAAATTCCATCTTGAAGAGGCCGCGTCTCATCACCAGAACATTGATATCCCCGTCATTGCCGTTCGTGTTGTCGGCGTATTCCCTCGAGACACCCATGAATATCGCTCCGGATATGTCCCCGCCTTTGATGGCATAGCCTGCAGCATTGACACAGACGTTTGCGCCTGCGTAAATCTTATCCCCGTCATCGACGGGAATGGAGAGTTCCACACCCTCTCTGTACTCTATTTTTTTGTCAGCCGTTAAATCGGTCATCTCGTTCCTCCTTTTTCACCCTCTCCCCCTGTCTGCGTGCTGGCACGCACAGGCAGACACCCCTCTCCCATCAAGGGCGAGGGAGGAGGGGGAGTTATTTGTTGTATTTTTTAAATGTTTCGTCATCAACGCCGCAGAGCTTGTTGATAGATCGCTGAACATCATCGAGTTCTGCCGGCCCGCCGGTATCTTTTTTCTGCGGTATCTTGTCAATAGGAATGACGCTTCCTGCAGGTCTTGACAATATGATCAGCTTGAACTGCTCAGGATTTTTCAGGGCAAGATCTCTGCCCCAGGCATCGAGCTCTGCCGGACTCGTCTTGCCATCCTTGAGGGCAATCGCGACCATGCCTTCCTGTCTCATGGCGGAGATCTCTTTCTGTAATTCCGCAACCTGCAGGCTCAGCTTCACTGCCACGTCTCCAGGCACCTTCATGCCTGCCACGACGGCGATAACCTCTTCCTTCTTTGCACCTGGCTTCACGCCAAGGGCGTCCATCACTTCTTTACATGCGACGGGTTCCTCCCTGGTTTCCAATTCCTTGTTTTTTGCAATGATTCCCTCCACTGCCTCAATTATCTTTTCCTCGTTGGCATCATCAGCCAAGCCAAACAGTTTCTTAATTTTCTCTAACATCTTTTCCTCCTTCCGTATTTCTTCGAGTTTTTTGTTTTCTCTCTCTTCACCTATACTGAGTTTTGCCATAATCGGTTTCAGATTGTTAATCTTGGGATAATTGGTCAATGCTACATGCTCTATTTTCACCACCTTTCTTCCTTTAGTTGTCAGCCAAAAGACAGGAGAAAAGTAACGGTACTCTTTCTCCTGTAAATATTTTTTAGCGCGCTCCGTCCATTCCACCACTGCCCATAAGCCGTCTTTACCCTTATCCACCAGCTTCTTTATCCATCCGGCGGCGGGGGCTTCAACGTCCTTGAGTGTCTGATGCTCGTAATCAATCACCATATCGTTTCCACGCCTTTGGAACTCGTCAATGACAGACCTCATCCCCTCATCATCCAGAATGCCAGTATCCTCTCCTTCAATTTCGATTTGTCCGTATGGCAGCAGTTGAAATTCAGCCGGCGCACCGTCCATCTCTTTAAAAATTCCGATGATTTTCATTTTCTCTTGACACCCTCTCCTGAAATTGCTATAGTTTTCCTAGCTGGGTGGGTTGGCCCTGGACTTATCCCCACCGAGTTCCCCAGCAGCGCCAGAGGTGCTGGACTGGGTTATTTATTTTTGGAATAGATGCATTCCCCCGCACGGATAGAATCAATTCTCTTGATCCTTTCTCGTGGAATTACCGTTAATGTCCTCCATATTCCCTTCTCAAAATCCAGTATTACCACCATGCCAAAAGGGTTTTCATCACTACGATAAAACTTAATGTGATTTTTTCGCAGATTGCTTTTCCCTTCGACCTTCATAACATTGAGCCATATCTCATCAGGGGTCTCGTATGTCTCTCGTATCATCGGTACATATCTGCCCCTGTTCTTCCAATCCAGATGCCCGAACAATAATCCGTTAAATACGCTATATGAGCCGTCTGCCGCAGGAAGAACAGCCGACTCGCCTTCCATGCCAAGTGATTTTTTCAGTTCCTTTTTATAGAAAGGAATCGGATCTATTTTCTGCCTTAGCAAATCCTCATAGCCGGGTAATTCTTTTGCCTTTGGGAACCGAGACGCATCCATCTCTTTAATGCTTTGAAGCCCATACTTTTTTAGCCTCTCCCCGGAAAACGGAATCAGTGGGGTTGCAGCTTTGGGGATATCTTTGGCAACCTGCTCCGCCATCCCTTTCCATACATCCTCTGCCGGATTAAAATTCCACCCCTTATCAGGCCGATATGCTTCCCCTGTTACAGGGTCTTTTGGGATTTCCTTTTCAACCGTCAGCCCCTCTTCCTCAAGCTCTGCCTTAGAAATGGACGTCACCGAACACCGGCATCGATATCCGTTCGGCGGATACCACGTGTTCCAGAACGGATGATCATGCGGATACACCTTGCCGTTCATCGCAGCATGAGTCGGCCGTGTCCGTCCGTCATTAACGGCATTGTATTGCCAGTACAGTCGCCTCTTTGCCACCTGCTTCATCTGTGCATGACGCCCTGCCATGTACGATGTCTGGATATTTGTACGGAAAATATTTTCCAGGCGATGCGGGGCAAGCCCCTTCCAACCACGGTTCTCCATTATCTCATCGATCCGGTTCCTGAAATCCCCGAAGGTCTCTCCGTCTGCAATCGCCTTCTCCATTGCTCCGTGAATGTCGGAAAGCACATCCATCCGTGCCACCCCGGCAACGGTAAAAGCCCTTGCCTTTGCAGCATTGTTCGCCCCTTCTGCCATCTTTTCAAACGCAGACGGAGACATCACTATTCTCTTCTTGAAAAAATCAACTGCCTCTTTATATGGCATCGGTTTCAAATCGGGCATTACCATCTCCCCATTATATAATCCTGTATACTCTTTCTGAGATAATTGATGTCACTGTCTTCAAAAAACAGATACGGTCTCGCCGGTATTTTCACCTGTTTTTTCAGGATGAACAGTGGACGTATCTCTTTCTTGCCGATCTTCTGGAAGATAATCCCTTTTGCTATGAACGTATTCTTGAAATCGGCTGCCCGCTTTGGTGTTCTGGTATCTGCCGGTCCGCCAGGGAATGGAATGGTCAGAAACTTCTTAGTCTTGGGGCGTATTGTGCCTCCTTTGTCATGGATGCCTGCGTACCGCACCGCATCTCCTCTTAGGCTTCTCCCCCCTGCGCTGATTACAACGGATTTATTGTCCGGGGTTACATCCAGACTCCCTTTGAGCCTGGCTGTCCTCTCCTTTAAGACTGCACCTGAAAGCCTCTGAGAGATGCGTCTCCTCACCCTCTCCCCGAAATCCATGAGAGGCTGTTTAAGATTCGGCATCTTTTTTGACATGTCTCTGAGGAGGTAGAGTACCTGCTCCTCTCCACCAACTTGCATCCTGATTTGCATACTCGTTGCTCATCCCTCATTGCGGGTTTGATAAATCAAACCCCTACATCTCGTTATTCATCACTCATCACTCATCACTCATTGCTCATTGCCTGTGTACCTTCCCCACATATCCGCCACGAATATCGCTCTTTGCAACATATCCTCCAGATCGTCTGCATCCATGTCGCTATATGCCGACAGAATCTTCTCTCCCAGCTCGTCAAAATCTTTTGACTCCTCGATCATCTTTTTCACCGGCTCGGTGATGCCCTCTATAACAGCACCCCCCTCAACAGCAAGCTTAAGCTTGCTGTTATATTTGCTGTTGAGAGCTTCTTCCATTGCTGCATCTGCCAGGCTTTCAATGGCCTGCTGCCCGGGTGTAAATCGTGAACCTATGGATTGCTCTTTTAATATCTTCATCGAAAGAGGCGATTCAGCCCCTGCGATCTGCTCTTGAGGCGTGACCAGTTTATCCCCTCCAGGTACCGGCGGCAGGCCGATATATGCCCGCACCTCATTTATCGTTACCGCACCATATTTCATGTAATATTCGTATATCAGGCTGCCTTTGCTACTAGCCATGTCAAGGAGGTCCTCTCCTTTCTCCGGCATAGGGACTTTAAACTTCTCTGACACGTGCGCTACCGTCAGAGGATAGTTAATCTCATATAGGTTTTTATATACATCCGAGAGCATCTTCAGGTCTTCCGGAGGCTCATATAAAAACTTAAACCAGGGCAAAGGTTTATCCCGTCCGAAATTATATACCACCAGAGGGCGAATGATCTGGAAGCGGATGGTCTTTGCCAGAGCTTCTGAATCAGCTTTAATCAGATCATGCCGCACTTTGTCCTGGGCGACTTCATTACCGAGCTTTCCAGGTGTCCCTTCGGTAGTCGCCGTCTGGCCTAAAATAGCCTTAGACATCTCCTTGTTGCAGAAATCAGCCAGAGCCGCATAGACATTGTCGGAGCCTGTATTTTTGGCAGCATGAATAAACTCAATCTCGGTGTTCTTCGAGATGATTCCAGCGGCGTCCGACCCTAGCGAGCGGATGGCTGCAAACAGGGCGTCCTTATCTTCCCTCGATGCGCCGGTGTCGTATTTCCCAATTCGGAGCGGCATCCCGAAGACCTCGGCAAAGGCAACCCAGTCTTTTATGTCAAAATTCTTAAACAGGTACATCCATGCGCAGACCCTCAGTATCCCCGCCCGTGTATCGTACCCCGACCGTGCCTTGTATCGGTGATATACAAGCTTCCAGGGCGGCATCTGCTCACCGTTTACAGGCTCTGCTTCGGTGATGATCCTGGGCATTTCATAGCTTTTTGCCCACATCCCCCCCTTTGTCCCCCCTGTCAGGGGGGAAGAAAGGGGGGTGTAGAAGACGGCCTTCTTGGCGTGAATCCATTGGAGGTCGTTGATGACAGCTGAAGCTCCGTCAATGCCCCACATTATTTCCAGCATGGAGTATCCCTTGCCTATGGCGTCAAGCATGTCCAGCAAAGCATCCTCGAATCCCGAAAGGTTGGATATACAATCAGAGACAAAGTCACGAATCTTCCTGTCTTCGGCAGACTCAGAATATGGCATGATGTCATAGTCGAGCCCGAGCACTGCGTTTTTGCGTGTCTGTAACTCTGAGAATAGATGCGTGTCCTTCTCTTCCATCTCCTCGAAGAGTTCTGCCTGCAGGTAAACATTGCCTCCGTCCGCCTCTTTGAATATATAGCTCAACCTCTGCGGCGTGAGACCTTCGCTCGGATAGCCCGACCAGTGGTCGCGGATCGTTGTGACTGCAATCTCGCGGGTCTCAGGCTGCTTCTTTACCTGAATCTCTCTGCCGAACTGATCGTATAAAAGCGCCATCAGTACGCCCCTCTCTGAATAAATACGCCTGAGCGGTGTTTTTCTTCCGCATCGAAATCATTATGCTCGGCAGCGTAACGCCGTTTTCTAACGCTCTCGTATTCCATGGGACATCCACCCCAATCGGCATGAACGGCAAACCATGCCATTGCCCCGGCTACCCCCGAGTCGCCGTGGCGTTTTTTGTTATCTTTCCCTTTGACCCTGATGTCTGGGAGTTTGGCGACT